ATGAAGGAACTGAATATGTTTCATTACCGCCTAATGTTCTTTCTGTAAACCATGTGTATTCTCAGATCGGTGCTTCCAGTATCGTCCCTGGAAATATCTTTAACATCAAGTATCAGATTTTCTTGAATGATATCTATGCTATGACGCATGGACATATCCTTCATTACTTCATGACTTCTCAATATCTTGAGACTTTGGATTGGGTCACCAACTCTCAGAGAGATCGTAGAGTCAGATTTAATGAGCATCAAGGTAGATTATATCTTGATATGGATTGGGCAGACTTGCAAGCAGGAGACTTCTTATTAGTGGAAGTACAAATGCGTCAAGACCCTGAGACATATACTGGCATGTATAATGATAACTGGTTGAAAGATTATGTTGAGGCATTATTCCAACAGCAATGGGGAAGAAACCTAAGTAAATATGATGGTATTCAAATGCTTGGTGGTGTCACCTTAAATGGTAGACAAATCTTAGATGATGCTAGTCAGTTCAAAAAAGACTTGGAAGAGAATATTAGAACGACCTACGAAATTCCACCTTTAGACTTGGTAGGGTAAACCGACATGGCAATCACCAACACTCCCGCACAGGATTATGTACAATCGGACTATAGCAACAGTGCTAGACTTAATATTAATGGGTCTGCACAAGAGCAGAAGTTCATCGAAAACCTTATCGTAGAAACTATTGAGATTTATGGGCAAAACATTTACTATGTTCCGAGAACGCTTGTCAACCGCGATACGGTCTTTGGAGAAGACTCGGATTCAAAATTTGAAAGCGCGAAACCTATCAGAGCATATGTCAATAATGTTGAAGGATGGGAAGGACAAGGTGAGTTACTTAGCAAATTTGGAATCCGTATCGAAGACAAGACAACTTTTATATTCTCCCGTGAGAAATTTAAAGAAAACGTGGACGATTCTACAGTCCTTAACGTCGAAGGGAGACCGAACGAAGGGGACTTAATCTGGTTTCCAGTAACAAAACATTTATTTTCAATCAAGTTTGTAGAGGCAGAAAAACCTTTCTATCAACTTGGTAAGGGTTATGTTTGGGAATGTCAATGCGAACTCTTCGAGTACAGCGACGAAGAAATCAATACTGGTATTGCAGATCTGGATGCTATCGAGACTGCCTTTGCTAATGCAATCACGGTTGGTCTGGTAGCAGGAGGATCTGGTACGTTTACTGCAGGTGAGACTGTAACTGGTGGTACATCTAATGTTACTGCTGAAGTTAAGTCCTTTGATGCAGGTACTAGAACTCTTATCGTTATCAACAGATCAGGCACCTTCCAGGTCCCTGAGACGATCACAGGTGGTACTAGCAGTGCATCTTGGACAACTGCTACATATAATACTATCAACAACACTAATTCAGAGTACGATCAAAATAACGACTTCGAGACTCTTGATAATGATATCATCGACTTTACTGAAAGTAACCCATTCGGAACGGTCGGATCTATAACTGATACTACAATCTAATGTTAGGAACTTATTCATACCACGAAATCTTTCGTAAAACTATTGTTGCGTTTGGAACTTTATTCAACAATATTGAACTTCGTCGTCAAGATGAAGTGATGAAGGTGCCTTTGGCATACGGACCAAAAGATAAGTTCCTGGCGCGTCTAGACCAAGTACCTGACCCTACAAACAAACGGGTTCAAATTACTCTACCCCGTATCGGGTTTGAGATTACTGGTGTTAACTACGATTCTGCTAGAAAAGTATCGCCTACACAAAAAATTAAAGTAGCAAGTACCAGTACAAAAAATAAAAATGTTTTCATGCCTGTGCCATATAACATAGGTTTTGAACTAGCAATCATCTCTAAAAATCAGGAAGATGGTTTGCAAATCTTAGAACAAATTTTACCAGTATTCCAACCTCATTATAATCTTGCAGTTAAGTTGCTGCCTGAGATGAGCGAGATCAGAGATATCCCTATTGTACTAAACAATATTGACTACGAAGATTCTTACGAGGGAGATTTTGCAACAAGAAGAGCAATCATTTACACATTGACCTTTACTGCAAAGACTTACTTATACGGTCCTGTTACAGAACCCAAGACTATCAAGAAAGCAAACGTCGAATACTATACAAACACAGACGTCAACAAAGCACCGAGAGAAGTACGTTATCAAGCAACACCTACATCCTTGCAGGATAGAGATGGAGTTGTTCTTACTACTCTTACTTCTGCTACAGATACAAATGATAATCTGATAGCAGTTGCTGATGCTAGTGGTATCACTAAGTTTGATAGTATCTACATTGACAGTGAACTAATCAGAGTACAGAAAATCTCTGGTAATAATCTTACAGTTCTTAGAGCATACGAAGGAACTACTGCTGCAGCACACACTAATGGTTCTAGTGTATTCTTAGTCAATCAAACAGATGCTGATCTCCTAGATAGTGATGATGACTTTGGTTTCGGTGAAATGAAGGCAGAGTTTACAGATGTGAAGAAGAAAAACTTTGTAAGTGGTAATGATGAGGCAATCTAATGAGCGATCCTTTTGGCGGTTTAAATGATGCATTCGGAGCAGAACCCTCCGAACTACAGAAACATGTTGAGAATGTAAAACCAACACTTAAGAAATCCGACACACAAGATGTTAAGCAAGACTACGAAGTGAGTCGAGCACAACTACATAATCTTGTCATGAAAGGTCAGGAGGCAGTTGATGGGATACTTGACGTGGCGAGATCATCGGATCATCCTCGAGCTTATGAAGTTGCAGGGCAACTTATCAAAAATGTGGGAGATGTAGCAGACAAGTTAATCGATCTTCAAAAGAAGATGAAAGAACTTGATGATGAATCTACTAAGGTCACAAACAATACTACTAACGCTTTGTTCGTTGGTAGCACTGCTGAGTTGCAAAAAATGTTGAAGCAACAAAAGGACCTAAATAAAAAGGACACGAAATAACATGACACGACAATGCCCGTATTAAAAGTATTAAGTACTAACGCTATTGCAGGATCTGCAACTGAATATCAAGTAGTACAAACTGGATACTATAGAGTGCTTGCCACTGCAGCAGCATCTACAGTATCATTTAATGGTGGACCTGCTATCACACTAGTACAAAACGAAGCACTCCTCCTTAAATCAGGAGCAAAACCTGGTCAAGCAAGAATTATTAAAGCAGTAGATGATAGCACTGCTGATTATCAACTTGGAACTAACATCGGTGAGATGACTAATACTCACCCATTCTCTGTTGATGATTTCATCGCTGTAGAAGATGACGGTACATCTCCTGCGATCGATTCAAACTTCCTATCTGCAGGAACTGTAGGTAAGAAAGTTACTGCTGTAACTCCTAACTCTATTAGCACTGATGTTGATTCATCTAGTGCTTCTGCTGATTACACATATGCATACTCTGGTAAGCAAGCAGTAGTCAAGCGTGCAGTTAAGATTACTGCAGGTTCTGGAGCAATCATCGTCGAAGAGGTTCAAGTAGTCGGAGGTTAAGATGGGAGTCGTTAACCAGAAGGCAGAAAAAATTGTAAAGGCGATGAAGCGTAAAAAGAAAAGTTTCAATCGTCTTTACGGTGATGATGCTAAGAGCGTCATGTACGCAACAGCAAATAAACTAGCACAAAAAGAAAACCTAAAAGTTATGTACTACAAAGACTTTATTAAACTCGTAGAAGGTAATCCAACTACTAGAATGCTAACCAAGTCTAAGACACAACAGACTGGTAATATTTCTGCTGATCGTGGAACTGACGAGAAAAAGAATCGTGCTAGTAGAAAAGCATTAGAAAAAGATTTAAAGAAGAAAGGAATTGGATACAAAAAAGGCGTTGGTGAATATAAATATTCATCAGGCGAAGGCACAGGACGTGAGGTGTCATACCAAACAAGTCCTGGAAAAGGAATGTCTAAGAGACGTTTCGGTAAAGTCATGCGTCGTCTCGGTAGAAAGCATGGTCAGGAATCTGTAATCACTAAAGATAAGGACAAACCTGCAAGACTGCATGATACTGAGTCTAAAAAACCTGGCAAGTCTATGAACGTAGGCAAGTCAAAACCTGGTAAGAACCCTTCTGGTATGGGTGAAACTTCTGGAACCAAAGTCAGAAAAGGTAAACTAGGTAAAACAAACAAACCCGCATATCACTATGGCTAGTTCTATGAAATGTGCACCTGCAACTAAGGGTGAAAAAAGATACTGCAGACTATGTGGTAAAAAAGAAACTCGCAAACAGTGTGCGTATGGTGGTAGAATGTGGGATAGATATGCAGTAAAGGATGCAACTGAAGGTGAAAAACAAGATGCAGCAGAAGAATCTGGTATCACCAATGGGTCTTCTGAAGGTGGTAACGGAGGCATGTCGGAACATTGGATCGACAAGTTTGAAAAAGGGATTCTCGAAGCGAACAAAAGCGGTGATAGTTCTCTCCGTGACTGGTTTAGCAAGAGTAAGTCTAGTGATGGCAAGCCTGGTTGGGTGCAACTCGGTGGTAAATTTGCAGGAAAACCCTGTGCCAAACAACCTGGACAAACCACCAAACCCAAGTGCGGTTCAAGTAAAATGAAACGCAACCTAAATAAGGATGAGGAAGAAGCAGCATTCCGTCGCAAGAATGCTAAAGATCCTAATCCCGATCGCAAAGGTAAGGCAATTAACGTGAAAACAGAAGAAACACAATCCGAAGCAACCTATCCTTCTGACTTTAAGAAAGGTTCACCTGTTGCAACTAAAAAGAAAGGTAGACCTAATGCACAAGGTCCCGAAAACGGTAAAAAAGAAATTAATGAAGGCGAAAAGGATGCCTGTTATCATAAGGTAAAGTCTCGTTATTCAGTTTGGCCAAGTGCTTATGCAAGCGGTGCACTTGTCAAATGCCGAAAAGTTGGTGCAAAGAATTGGGGTAACAAGAGTAAGAAAGAAGAGTTTGAGGGACTCAAATCTTTCTCTGAGTTCCAAGCAGAATGTTGGAAAACACATAAAAAAGTTGGTATGAAAATGAAGGGTGGTAAGTTGGTAAACGACTGTCGCCCAAAGAATGAAGAAGTTCAAGTTGATGAAGCAAAGGTAGACAAAGGTCGTAGCGATTACGGTAAAGCGTCTATCAGAAACTATAGAAGAATGGGTCCTGGTCATGACGATCCTGGTATGTTTGACCCCTCAGGTAAGAGAGGTAAAACTATCGAGAAACGTAGGGAAGAGCACAAAGCACGTCGTGGTGTGAAAGGTGCTAAAGTTCCTGCATACAATAGAGAAGAAACTTCTTTTGAAGAAGCAAAAAAGTGTTGGAAGGGTTATGAAAAGAAAGGAACCCAAAAACTATTTGGCAAAACGTACAACCGCTGCGTAAAAAAAGAGGAGACTACTAATGTCGAAGAAGGAGCAGCATGGACAAAAAAGTCAGGAAAGAACAAGTCAGGTGGACTCAATGAAAAGGGACGAAAGTCTTACGAAGCAGAAAATCCAGGATCTGACCTTAAGGCACCTTCAAAGAAGGTTGGAAATCCCAGACGGGCATCCTTCTGTGCAAGAATGAAAGGTATGAAAAAGAAGTTAACATCTAAGAAGACTGCTAACGATCCTGATTCTAGAATCAACAAATCTTTACGAGCATGGAACTGTTGACAAACTGTGTCAACGTGCTACAATAAATAGGTAAAACCTATTACTAACAACCTATGGACTCTACGACTTTCAGTGCTGTTGAATGTCCGAAGTGCAGTGCCAAATGGATCGGAGGACAACTCTTCTGGTCAACTGGTAGGGAGGGATGTCCACACGATTTGGCAGGACTAGTTTGTAACAACCATGGTGATGAGACATGTATCAATCCATGTAAAGGATCTGATAGTGGTCAGACATGGGAATACCGTCGTGGAATGATTGACGGTTTGATGCAAGAATACAATAGAAATAACAGGAAATCCGAACAAGACTAAGTATAAACCCT